TCATAAAAGCGGAGGAGCGGTAGTCTCATTTCGTCGAACATGGACACGTCAATGGGCATGGACGCTCACCATCCCGCGTTCGGATTGTCCATAAATCCGCGCTTGAACGTCGGCTGGGTGCGGTCCTCATCGCCCGCCTTCGCGGCCACATCCGCCACGCTGATGCTGCCTACATACGCGCCCGTGCCCCCGGAAGCATTAGGGGAGGCGAGGAGTTCCTTGCCCTTCTCTTCCAGGAACTTGGCGGCCGCGTTCCAGTCCTCAGAGAAGCGCCCGATCTGGAAGTTGGGGTTGTGTCCGATCTGCCGCGCCCAGATGATCAGCAACGTACCCGCCGCCTGCCATTTATTACCGGCACAATCGGCGAGTTTCGAGGCTATCTCCTCATCCTGGAAGACGAACGAGTCACCAGAGTGGGATGGCCCCGTATCCTGAATCTCGAAGCGGACCCAGTCGGTTGTCGAGGCAGCAGGATCGCCACTGTAGGAGGTGCTCACGCGGGAACCTTCTCTCGCTCGACCTTCTTGTGACCCTTGCCCAATTCCTCAAGATGGGCATTGAGCAGTTGCTCCGGGTCGTCACCCTCGACGAGCAGGAACATGCGCCCGCAGGAGCACTGAAGCAGAGGGGTATCGGGTTCGATTTCGGAGAGGAAACCCGTCTTTCGAAGTTGATCGTTCACATCGACCTTTAGCACTTCGCCGATGTGATGCTTCGCCTCGCTCTGTCCGTAGAAGTCTCGCGTCACCTTCGCCAGAATCATGCGTCGCCTCACTTTCGGTTTCTGGGCGGGGCGGCCCGTTCTACACGAACCGCCCCGCCTTGGTTACCCAGCACATCACGAGATTGGTTAGACCTCGGTCATTACCACCTGGCCCAGGCCGCCAACAGTCAAGCCTGAGAAGTAGACTCCCAGGACCGGCTCTAGGATCGTGGTATCGAAGTGGAACGAGCCAGTGATGCGGTCACCCTGCGCGTCATTCGCGAGGGGGAACCGCTTCACGACCACCGACGTTCCCTGGTGTCCCGCGCCGGTCCAACCGATGGTGTAGCCAGCAGAGGGAACAGAGAGGGAGGGCGATGGAGGCGTGAAGTACAGGAGCGCGTCGTTGCCAGGGAAGATACGCTGGCCAATCCACTGGCCACCCTCGGGTCCGTAGTTGGCCACCGTTCGCAGGACGACAATCTCGTCCAACTCTAGGTAGTCAGCTACCATCTGAGGCGTAGCTTCGGGAACGCCGCCGCTCTGAGTGAACACGTACCGGGCAACGATGCTCGGATGGTTCTTTAGTGCGTCCCAGACGTTGACGCCGACCGCCAACTTGTTCGGAGCGAACCCGCCGGAGGCGAGTTCCATCCAGTTGCGGTAGTAGTCCACGTCCTGCTGCGGCGCGCTCGGGGTCGCGTAATCCTGCCAACGCCGGACAATGTTAGCTCCGTAGTTGGTCGCGGCATTCGCGCCCGTCACATCGGTTCCCCAGATGCCGACGCCGAACGCGGCCGCCGAAATGAGATAGTCGCGCTTGAGCATGAGCAACTGGGTCACATATTGCGTCTTGTCCCGGTCGAGGTTGATCGGGTTGGTCGCGTAGGCGGGCTCTTCATAGCCCATGTCCGAGTGATGTGCCCATTCCTTGCAGTAATAGTGGCCGGGCGCATTCATCCGGAACCCGCCGCCCTGAGACTCCGAAGCCGGGGCTCGGGGCCGAACATCGTGCACGCGGAACTGGTCGGAGCGATTGTAGCGGAAGATGTTCGCGCTAATCTCGCTCTGGTTCACGAGGGGGAAGAGCTGCTCGCCGGAGAAGAACTGACCTCCGAGCGAATTGCCGATGATCCAGTTGCTGGCGATAGTCGTCAGCATCGGATCAATGTGAATCATCGCTTTGGTCGGTAGTGGCATGGTCTATATCTCCTTAGCCGTCCTGGAAGCCAGCGTCGGCTCTCCAGGGATTGAGCGCCTCAACGTCAAGCGTGGCGACTTCGCCGCCGGTCGGCGTAGGAGACAGCGCACCCGGTTCGTGCATCTGCCCACCAATCCAGTCATTTGCGATGCACTGCACGGCGTGCCCGTTAGCGTCAGAGGCCCACGACGCGCCGCAGGTGATTGCCGCGGTGATAACGCACTTGCTCTTGCCAACGCGCATCACTAGTGCCCACTCGCCGGGCGTGGCGCCGGGCAGGTTTGGTGCATTCTGGAGAATGCCGCACATCTTCTGCCCATCACCGCAGAGTCCGACCAGCGGACCATTCCAGCGGTCGGACCAGCACACGATACGGACGATGTGGTACTGGTTCAGCCGCAGGTCTTGATTGGGAACGAACGTGTGGAGAACAGCCGGAAGTTCGGTTGCCATGGTCTATTCCTCCCCCGCGACTTCAGCCCGATACTGCCGGGCGAGTTCGGGATCGTCGGCGAGCACCTGGAAGAGCGCATCGTTTTCGTCGAGCTTGGTAGCCGACTTCGCGATAAGCTCTTTGGCGCGCTTCTGGATGGTATCGTATGCCTTGAGCGTGGACTCGCCGCGTCGCGAGGTCCCGATTTGTCCGGCGCCAACCCCAGCCTTGAGGTTTGCGTTGATGCCCTTGGCGAGGGCGGCGAACTTCTCGCGCCCCTCGTTGTCCATGCCCTTGACCAGAAGAATCTGGTCCTCTCGGGCCGCGCCGGGCAGGTCCGCCTCATCGACGATCCGAGCGACTTCCTCGGCGTCGGCCTTGGCGATCTGCTCGACCTGGAATTTCTTGAGATCCGCGATCTCACCATCGCGTGACTTCAGCAACTCGACCACGAGCGCCATGACGCCGGGGTTCTCGCCGGCTGCCTTCATGATCGCTACGTAGTCGCCGCGCTTGGCGAGTTCCGTGACCTCTGCGGGAAGCTCAGGGGCCTTCTCGGGCTCCTTCGGCTTCTCGACTGCCTTTGCCACTGGAGCTTCCTTCCTCGCGGGTTCCGGCTTCGGCTCGACCTTCTTCGCTGGCTCAGTCTTGGCGGGCTCGTCGCCGGCCGCAGCCGACAGCTCCTTTGCCAATGCCTTGACGGCCGGGTCAGAGATTCCGCCGAGCAGCCGGAGGGCCGCGGTGACCTTGTTCTTGTCGCCCGAACTGAGGGCTTTCTCTACCGCCGTCTCCATCGCCGCGAGGACCACCCCCTCGGTCTCGGTCGGGGTATTGAGAGCCGTGTCCAGTTCGAGCACTTCGGCTTCCGTCAACGTCGCTTCGGGCATGGGTCGACCTCCTTGCCCAGACTCTGATTTGAACAGCAGAAACTTGCGTCGATTCGCGGCGCGGTCAACGAGCGAGATTTCCTTCACGAATAGGTTGCGAAGCTCGTGCGGGGTGCTCTCGTCCTCATCGACCGGCTTATCTGGCATGTGGCATCACCTCTCTCGGGCCAAAAGAAAAAGCGGCCCAGTTTTCACTGGACCGCTTGTGGGTCTCTCGATTGGCCTGCTAGAGGCGCTTCATCCGCCAGGCTCAAGGGCTTGGGGCAGATGCAATTATTCAATTGTACCTAGCTAACTATACCATACCCCGCAATGGGATGCAATAGGTTTCTGGTGTCTATGCCCTTTTTTTAATGATCTGGTACACCGGACGATGCCCCTCCTGAATCGTCCAGAGCGCCCTCGTCCTGCACCGGGGGCAGACGGTCTCGAACGACGTCGAGCCGCCCCCCTTCGTCAACGCCTTGAGTAGCAGCCGGTCACAACGGGACTCAGGACACCGCAATAGCGTGAACTGCCTCGTTGATGCGACTTGTCCCGCCCGCAAGTCGGTCACCCCTAACCCTCCACCGTCAGATGCCTGCACCGGATTGGCATATAGGCCGCCCGATAGCCCGCGTGGTAGGCGTCAACCGCAAAGCCGATATCCTCCTGCCGACCACGCAGGTCCGCCCGCCAGCGCGCCGCCTCCAGCAATGCCCGGCGGTAGTAGCAGACCGCCCCCGCTGCCAGGTCGCGCACCTCGTTCTCGTCCCGTGGATCGTGCTCCCATGCCTGCATCGCCGGCCAGACTTTGCCGCTCGCCCCGTTACCCATCGCCCGGAAGTGCTGAAGCAGGCCGCCCTGCGTCTCCACGTCCCGCAGGTGGAAGACGTTCCAGCAGTGCGGGTCCGTCGCCGAGTTCGGAACGAGCGCGCTCACCCATGGCTTGCCTGACTCTGCCAACAGGCGAAGGGTCTCTGGCGGCGGCAGGATATCGCTATCCACGGAGAAGAGTGCCTCACAGTCGAGTGCTAGCGCCGCCTCGCTCAGCATGTTCCGCAGGAGGGCAAGCCGGGAATAGACCCGGTGGAGGTGCGCTTCCTCGCCGGGTTCCCGGCAATAGTGCGGCAGGGTACAATCAAGGTTGACGACGGCGAGGTGTGGGAAGCGCTCATTGGTGAGGCCGAGGTCCCCCGGCTGCCACGCCCCGTCTATCGCCCATATCCACTGCACGGTATGGCCGTGGGTATCAAGCGCCGCCATCGCTTCCAGGTGGGCGGGCACGGTCCAGCGGTTGTGCAGAATACCACCGATGGCGAGTCTCATTCGATCACGTCCTCTTCGTGAGGAGCTTCCCAGACGCAGGCGGGGTTAGGGGAATCAGCCATTGAGTAATCATTCCGGTCCCTTTCTATGGCGGCTTCCGCGACCTGCCGGGACACGTATACACCCAACCGCCTAGCGTCCCCGTAACCATTCTCTCCATCGACGATCCAGACGCTCTTCATTCCCGCACCATCTTGACCATCGTATAGACGCCTGGGCCCGGCACTTGCAGAACCTCCACGCGCCACCCATCCCGAGCAAACAGCCCGTACAGTTCCTCAATGGTGTAGACTCGCAGGTGAAGGGGCCATCCGTCATCCCAGCCGGGCAGTTCTATCAGGACTGAGTACCGCGCCGCCCCCAGTATCGCGTCGCACGTCTGCTGTAGCACCGACGCGGGTATATGCTCCAGTGTCTCCTGGCAGGTGACAATGTCGAAGAGGCCGAGGGTTGGGATGATCTCGTGTGCCCAACCGGGAGTGAACCCAAGGAAATTACGATCCTCTGCGCGCAGATGTGATACGCGGTCGCGCACGTCCGGTTGCACTAGTGAGCAGATGTCGGTTCCGCCGGTGGCATATCCCCTCTGCATCATCTCGCACATAAGAGTTCCCTGCCAGCAACCAACGTCCAGGACGGCCAGGGGATCAACTACTATCTGTCGGGTATATGGGTAAGTAGCCTTGAGCCGCTGCCGTTCTGCTTCCAAGTAGCTGAAGAACAGCTCATAGCGTGCCCCCCAGACAAGCCTGCCCATACCGTCGTCGTGCCGAAAGTCTATGCCGCCGCCTTCTAGGAATCGCGCCGGTTCATCGAAGATGTTGCCACGGTAGAGGATGAATAGGGCGTTATTCAGCGCCCGCCAGGAGTCGGGGGGCAGGTCTTCGAGTGCGGCCCGCACATCCTCCAGCGGCGAGTCATTCGTCTGGTCGTTGTCCTGGGTGGCTGGGGCGATGACCTCCCACAGTGCGGCGTTCTCTGGCAGGGCAAGGTTCGGAACGTTTAGGCTCCGCCGTATGCCCTCCCGTTGCAGCGGCGTCATGGCGTCGAGCGCGGCGACGACTTCGGCGGCTAGGTCGGCATAGATCATGCTATGCACTCCTCATAGAGCTGTCGAATCCGTCCGCACTGCATGTCCATGTTGTGGTACGACTCCACCCATAGCCGCAGATAGCGCCTCTCCTGCAGCAAGTCATTCTCCATCGCTCGCTGGAAGTCGGCGTAGACCTCTGCCGAGGTCCGCTCCGCCAGATTGGGATCACCCCGCCGTTCGCAGTAGAACTGGTTCTGTGCCAAGGCATCCACGTTCTCCGGTGTGACGAGGTGGCCGGCGGGAACCGTCTCGATGAAGTACCCCTGTCCTGCAATCACAAATCGTCCCGTTGCCATTGCCTCCAGCACCACCTGCGCCGACCCGAAGATGACGCGGTATCTCGGCATGATCTCGGCCGTGTCTGCGAATCCATGCCACTCCATATTCGGCGGGAACTCGGGCAGAGCCTCAGATGCCATCCCGTAGCAGTCAATCATGCCAGGCCAATGCTCTGCCACCTTGAAGGCATTCACCATCTTGAACGAGCGCCCGAAGAAGGCGGCGCCCTGGCCTAACTCCTCGCGGAACGGGAACCTGTCCAGGTTTACCCAGTTCCAGATGACCTCGTAATGCGGTGCCAAAGTCCGCATGGTATGTTCTTCGTGCAAGGTCTCTACCGAGATGATACCCTTGTAATAGCCGGCTGGCGGCGGCGTTACTAGCCCATGCAGTGTGCAGATGGCGGGCTTCTCGAATCCATCCGTGGGGATGCCTGCCCCCCACCACTGATGGTCGATAATGTCTGCCTGCAACTCCGCGGCGGTTTTGTTCAGGAAGTCCTCAAAGACTCCGCCCGGTGGCATGTAGAGAATGCGGTTGGCGGGTACGTGGCAATGCCCGCACAGAATTGTCAGGGCGGTATCATATGCGCCCGAGGCGACGATCCAGCATTCGTCACCGTTGTCCAGTAGCCAGCGGCAGAGGTCACCCATGCGACGTTCGCAGCCCCCGCCAGCGAGCAAACCATAATAGAGTAGAACCCTCATGGTCTTATCCTCCCGCCAGATACCACTGATGGTAGGCCGCCAAATCGCTCGCCGCGTGAAAGCACGCCATCGAGCTCCCGAGTTCGATCACCGGAATGCGGTGCATCTCGGCAATCTCGACGCAGAGGTGTGCCGCCCGCGAACCCGCTCCGAGGATACAAAGGTCGGGCTTCCAGGGCAGATTCGCCGCCTGCTCCAGGCACTTGGCAGAACCCGCAAGACCCTCTTCGAGCATGATGGGGTGCGCGTCTGCCGCCCGCCACCAACCTGCGCCCGCATAGGCATCAATACCGGCTGGCGGTATTCGCGCCATAAGGGCCGCCGCGACCTTGTCAGCCTCGTTCGTCACCACTAGTACCTTGCGGTTCTCCAAAAGCATCCACAGCCACGCATCGTACAGCAAATAGAAACTTACTAGTGAGTCACCGATCAGCGCTTCGGGCTTCAGCTTCACATCCCACAAGCGCAGGGCTTCACGGAGCTTCGGCCCCATGCCCGGCTTCGACGCTTCCGGTCCCGAGCGCGGCAGACACACAATATCGCATCGTGGAATTGCCGCCGCCAACTGTTCGGCCACGCCGCGCCTGTCCTCGGCGGAGAAACCCCAGGCCGACAGATAGTGGAACTCGCCGAAACCCTTTGCCGCCCACAGTACCGCCGCTTCACCATCGGCCATCGAAATCATCGAGCAGGGTTCCTTCCGCTCGATAGCCTGAGCAAGCCGGGACGCGACGCGGGCCGTGTCCGCTTGCTCATTGTAAGGGAACGGGTTTATGTCCATAATTGCTCCCGCCTCCAGTGTGGTTTCTACCCGACGAAGATGGTGTACCAATAGGCGTACAGATTCACGAAGTCGTAGCTTCGCGTCAAATCGAGTGCAGTTACCATCGGCTATCTCCTTTCATGGGATTATCGCCAGTCTTCCGGGTCTGCCGTACCCGCTATCGCCCGTGCTATCCGCTCTAGCCGGTGTCCGTAGGTATGGTTGGCGAGGACGTTCGCCCTGCCCTGGTCGGCAAGTATCTGCGCGCCGTTCCCCTCTTCCAGAAGTGCCTTTGCCCATGCCAACGTCTGCTCGGGCGTGTCGCTTACCGCTATGTCTCGGTAGTCCACCAGCCCCAACGCCCCATACGCGTCGCTCTGGCTCGCCAGGAACGGCTTCCCGCAGGCCAGCGCCTCGAAGGTCCGCATACTCGTCATGTACGTCTTGGCCCGCTCATCCATCCCGCTCCGTTGATTGTTGTTGCCTAGCACGACGCGCCCATGCGTGTACTGCTCCGCCGTCGTGTAGCAGGAAGTAGCCCCGCGCCAGAATGGTTTCAGTTCGGGATACGGCGGCTCCTCATAGGAGAAGATCGCCATTGAGTAGCCTGCCCGCGCGAGGGGCAGTATCACGGTCTCCGTCCCCCACTTCCGCGCTGCCCATTGGTTGTCGTACCAGTTGCCGGAGAAAACGAAATCCGCCGCGTCCTCCGCGAGGGGCATCGGCTTGTGCAGCCACTCGTTCGCCGCCAACGGTAACCAGTAGACTCGCTCATGCTTGAGATGCCGGCGATAGGTTGGGATGCAGGCCTTGTCGCTCGTGAATACATAGTCGGCCATCATCGCCTGGGGCATGAAGCCGAGAAGCGCATTTGGATCTTCACAGGTCCAGAAGGCCAGCGGTATGCCGAGCTGGCACGCCGTCGCCTGCGCCTGCCGCACAACCTCCGTGTTGCCGCTATTCATCGTCAGTACGAAGTCGGCGGCATCGGGCACGAGGGTCTTACTCTCGTCCAGTCCTTCGGCGGCTGGGTTGTCCGCGCACCACGTAGCATAGCCGTCGCAGAGCACCTGCATGAACGAGAAGCCGACGGGGAGGATGTTCACGTTGGACTCCCCTTGGTATGCTTAAGGGCATCAATGGTCCCCTCAAGCGCGGCCAACTCCGCTTGCACGCTTCCTATCGAACTAGCAGGAAGAGCTGTTCGTAGTGCCCTCAATTCGATCACAATAGCTCGCAGATAATCAAGGGTATCTGCGGAACCGTGACCACCATGTACTACTTGAGTATCAACTTTCATCGCTGTAGGCCTCATCCTATCGCCTCCCTCTCTTCCCCAGCCAATACAACAGGGAACCACCGAAGAAGAGAATCAGCATTGCTACGGCCCCCGTTATTTCGACCGCCAAGTTATCGTGTCCGCGCCAGACCGCCCATACCTGCCCAACTGCCGCCCCGAAGATAACGGCCGCCGTTTCTCGCCAGTTTCCGCTCATTCTATTGCCTCCATGATCATTCCGAGCTTCCGTTTGATAGCATCCCATAACACACTCGCCACTAGGAATGGAATTGCCCATCGTGGAATCGTGAAGTGGATGATGTACTCCCCACCCTCTACCGTCATTCGTGTGTTACGAAAGTACCAGGGCAGCGCTGCCATTACGAGATCGCCTCCTACCTAACATAAGCTCGCTCCATCCACTGTCCTAGCGTCGCCGTCGCAAACGGCCAGAAGTCGTGCCCGTGCTTTCGCTGACAGTAGACTCCGTTCTGATCGTAGCCCGATAGATGGTTCCTGCTGCCGTTCGGGTCCGGATCGTGGTACGGCACACCATCGCCGCCCGTACTGATCGCCAATCGCCCACCGCCGCAGTAGGCGTGATAGACCATCGTCGAGAAGTCGATGAGGACTTTCCAGCCCGCCTTCCACGCCCGGAAGACCAGCTCCGTGTCCTCGAAGTTCTGCCTGCCGGGTAGGAGCGGATCGTACACACAGATGCCTCCGCTATCCCTCTCCCCCAACTCCTCCACCATCGCCCAACGGATCACTGCGGGATGAGCCAGGCCGGGGCGTAACTCATTGGCTCGATGCCAGGTCTTGGCGTGTGTCTCCAGCGCCGCCCGTATCTGCTCGTACGGGTGGGAGTAATCCACCATGAGCCGAGGTGAGCGCCACTGCCCGCCGCCCGTTGTCAACGCCGCCCCCACCATACCGGCCTTCTCCCATGCCGGCGCCTGCATATGGGCGACGATAGGCCCCAACCATCGTTGAGGGAACAGGTGATCGGTGTGAACCTCGACAACGAACTCCGGTTCGAAGTCGGCACGCAGCATCTGATACCCCAGGTTCCGGCCCTTCGATATGCCGAGGTTCTCACCCGCCCAATGAACGGAGGCGCGGGGTTCCTGTTGTGCGAGCAGGTCTAGCCGCTCCTGTGTCTCCCGGCAGGTCGAACCGTTGTCTACCACCTGCAACCGCCACTCGAACTCGCGCAGGTCGGAATCCAGCAGCGACCTCAGCGCGTAATCCATGGCCCGATAGTGGGCAGGGCAGTCCGCCAGGTTACATGTCAGCAGGTTTATCCCGACCGTCGTTCCGTTCATCCCCACCCCTGGCATCCTTCTGGCTTGCCGTTTTTGGCGCTTCGCTGGCGATCTCTGGCGTTTTCGGCTTCACATAGGGTGTGGACGGCCTCGGGGTCGCCCGCGGCCTCGCAGCCAACCTCGCCGCTCGCTTCGCTTCCTCGCAGATAGCGCGAAGCGTAATGGTTGGATTGCCCCGCCATTCCGCCTCGGTAACCGTCGCCGCCCACTGACACGCGCTACAGGAGAAGGCCCGCGTGCCGCTCACCGCGTTCTCGCCACTCACCGTTATCGTGTGCCGCCCACAGGCCGGACAGATGCCCTTATGCCGCAGAGCGAAGGCGGCCGCGCCCGCGGGGTCCGTCTGCCGCAACTCGATGAGCTTCTGGTCAATCGCCAACTGACTGTGATCGAATCTCATGCTGCTTTCCTTTCTCAACTCAGCCCCAAAGCAAAAGCCCCCATCCTCCCCTCTGATCAGAGAAGACGGGGGCTTCTGTCCCTCGGACAACCGCCTGCCGGCGGCTGCTTTGGGCTATTCGGTTTGTGTGTTAGCCTTGCCTTGCCAGGCCTCACCGTGCCTCACCGCGCCAAGCCAAACCTTCCCACACCTAAGCCGCTATTCGTTCTCCCCTTCCTCCGATGCTGAACCCTGACAGGGAACCGTCCTTGACTGCCTTCCACGCCGCGTCGTCGCCAACGTAGGCGCCCATAACCCAACTGCCCTTCAGAACCTCGCGCCCGTTCAGCGTGAAGTCTGCCGGCGCGATATAGTTCTCCACGATGTCAATGGCCGGGGCCTCCTTCTCGTGCTGGATGCCGAGAGCGGCCTTCGCTGCCCGATAGCGCCGCATGAAGGAGTGGGCCGCCACCTCGATCTCGTCTGCCGTCACGAAGTCATGCTGTGCGTCAGTGTCCTTCTCATCGCCGGGCTGAAGCACAATGCCGTAGACGATGCGCTTGTCGGGGTCCGCCTTGGCTATCGGCACGTACCAGGCCTTCGCCATCGGCGTTCGGTGCAGCTTCCCCCTCCGCGTCAACTCCGCGGCCAGCATGTCGTGAGCTGACAGTATCCCGTCGTCCTTCTCCACGCCCTCGCCCACCATGGCCGCCCCACAGTCGGGACAAGAGACCTCCGCACACGGCGTCCCCCTGTCATGCTTCACTCGTGCGCCACAGTCGGGACAGACGCACATGTCGGTTCCCCCTACGCCTTGCCGCGGCCCTCCTACTCCCTGCCCCTCGCCTAGGGCCTTGCGGGTGAGCCATTTCTTCACCCAGCCCCCGCCCTGCCGCCTATACTCCTGCTCGATGTTGGCCCATGCCGCCTGCACGGCCTGCGTCACGAGTGCTTCGGTATCTTCCTTGCCTTCCAGAACCGCGTTCATCGTCCGCATGGCAATGCTCTTCGCGCCACTCGGTAGGTTCTTGAACGCCGGCGGGAGGTCCGCTACTGTAGAGTAGGGCATTATGCTGTCTCCTTCCCCGCCATCGTATGGCTGAGTGCATGTAGCCTGACGAGTTCCGCGTCACTCAGTTTCTGGCAGGCCTCCGCCGTCAGTCCCGACAATGCCGCCTTGTCTACTTCGCTGATCTTGCGCGGTGAGTTCGCCCTACCCGCCTGCCCGCGCGCCCGTAGGTGGATGTGATCGGCGATCCCCGCCAGGTATCGCACCACGAGAGGCTTCGTCTGCTGGTAGTACGCTTCGAGGTACGCTAGGCTCCTAGCCATGGGCTACCGTCTCTTTCGCGGCTTCGACGAGTCGGAAGGCCGCAGCGCGCAGTCGATAAGTCGCTCCGCAATTCGGGCATGTACGACGTTCACAACCGGCCCATTCGAGTCCAGTGCCGCAGATACAGTTCGCATCCATATAGCCGTCATAATCCACGAAAACCTCGATAGCTAGATCGAGTTCCCAGGTTCCTTCGTCATCGCACATTGACTGCCATCCTCTCCTGCCGCTGCTCTACCTGCGCCGCCCGGATCGCCTCTGCCAATTGCAGCATACCGAAGTCTTCAGCCAACAACACCATGTATCCCGGCTTCCACGCCATCCATGTTCCCCGCACCGTCACCGTGTACCGCAACTCCAGCCCCGACACAGGCAGGTTCACGCCGCCAAAGGCCTGCCAGCGCACCCCGAAGTCACCGGGGCATAGGATGGTCGGCCCCTCGATGGCCCTAACGAAACGCCACTCGCCATCGGGACAGCGCACCTGCCATCGCCTATCTGCTGGCTTGTCCGTCATAATCGCTCCGCATGGGCTTCTCCAGCCGCGGCCGCAGGATCGCAAACCGCAACCGCCGCCAGAAGGTCGGCCGCCGATACTGCTGGAAGATCAGATCACCCTTCCGCACCTCGCCAATGAACATCAGGCCGCGCCGCTCCCGCTCCTTGTCGCCGGTCAAGCGTGCGCTCGCCAAGGCTACGACCGGGTCGATTGGCGGGTCTTGCAGGGCAAAGCGCCAGGGCTCATCCAGTACCCAGGAGTCAAAGGTTATGTCCACGTCCTCGCCGAGGTGGGGGTGTCGCGGAGTGTTCATCCCTCATCCCCCAGCAGGGCGCGGAGCTTGGCGACACACTCATCCCCTTCGATTTGCCGGTGGGTCCCGGCGTACCAATCCACCACCTCACACGCGGCGGCGCGGAGGGGGTCGGGTGTTTGTTCGCCCCTCTGCCCTAATACATGTTCCCATGGTCTCCCGCACCAGAAACAAACGTCAAGGGAAGCGCCAGGGCCGAAGATAATTCTCTGTTTGTATAGATGCTGGCAGTCGGGTGCCTTCGTCGCCGCTATCCGCGCGTCCACCACCGCCTCGATGTCGGAACGGTTCACTTCATAGTCCGATTTGCCGGTCCTCCCGTTCGTGGCATTCGATAAGCCACCAGGTTTTAGATAGACCGGAATCCACTCCTCGCTCATCTCGCCTCCCTTACTCGTCCACCGCGATACCGCCCCCGCGCCTCTACTCGCATCTGAGCCACGTTGGCCCGACGACGCGCTAACATCGATAGGACCGACTGGAGTAACGTCCTAGTCGTGTCGTCCAGCATCCATCGGCGCGGCCGCGGTTTCCTATGCGCCTGGATATACTGGATTGTCCCCGGCTTCTCGGACTCCGCCCGCCGCCGCTCAAGCCTCAACTGGTTGCGCGACTTTGGCATCGCTGGCCTCCCCTGGCTCGACCACGTAACTGAATCGTTCCTCTCCGCATTCCGCACACTTCCAGTGAACGACGTCATTTACTCGCCTCCAACGACTACCATCAAAGACCTCCATTGCCTCGCCTCTTTCGATGCGAATTGACCCTCCCACCGGAATCCGCTCCTCGGTCACTTTGCCTCTCCCCTCACCCTTACAAGCGGATATAACGGCGGCATGATGGCCTCTATCCGCTCTCTGGTATCGCAAACGCGAATCGTACCACGATACCCCGACGCTGCCAGCTCGCGAAGCTGATCAACGTTAACCTCAATGACCTTCCCGAATCCCTCGCTCACCTATTCGCCTCCCAGGAAGTCATGCACCGTGTAGTGCTCGCTCTCGTGCTCCGGCTTCTTCGCCCGCCGCTTCAGCCAACGCACCGCCTTGCCGACGGCCCCTTCTTCACCTTCCTGCTGCAACTCAGCCTCCGGCAACTTGCCTCGCTGCCTCAACCACGCCTCCAGTGCCGCGTCCGGTGTGATCGCCCCCGCCGTAATGAGCTTAGACAGCGGCTCCGCCAGGTCGCCTATGTTCGCCATCTGCAACTCGCCCGGCACGAACCGTGGATATTCAGTCAACCCCGCAAAGCTGCCCGCGTTCAGGCGGAATAGCCGCGGCACCTCGAATCGGTTGATAGTTTCGGCGATCACGTAGACGAGAATCCCCTCCATCGCCGTCAAGAAGAAGTCCTGGTCGGACTCACTCTTGCCGAAACTCCCATGCGCCGACTGCCCCAGCTCCAGGAACTGCGCCAGCATCGAGCCGAGAATCTGCCAGTCGAGCCGCCGAATGAGCTTGTCGCTATCCACCTGCGGCACACCGGGCGAACCCACGAGCGTGAAGCTGATTCCCGCCGGGGTGATGATGCTCGTCTGGTCGTCCAACCGCAGCGCCGTGCCCGCCTTCTCCAGGTAAGCGAGTAGGTTGACCATGCTCTCATCGGTTGCATCCCAGAGGTTCGGCCCGCCATCCTGCACGGCGAAGTACGGTACGCCCGTGGCGTCGCGCTCATGCCGGATCGCCTCGGCTACCTCGTGGGCCTTCTTGAAGCGCCAGGGACGATAGGCAGACCGCAGCATCGACTCGCCCTCGGGATCGCCTAGCCGTCCCTCTACCTTAAAGTGTAGGCTGTAGGCGGTGACGTTCTCCCCATTATCCTCCAGCATCCCGTTGAGCGGTATCAGGACTCTGCCTTGTGCCGCCGGTGTATATTGGTCGAGTTGATAAAGCCCGTCCATGTCCCCGTCGTCATCGAAATGCCAGCCGTCCCAGGTCTCCTGCCCACGGAAAGACCATTTGCGCCACCCAATGAGCCCGTCGTCGTACTTGCTACGCTTCGTCGGGTCTGTCTGGTCGGGTCCCATGCGCCGTTTGTAGATCATCTGGGCATAGGCAGAGCCATAGTCAAGGCAGGTGAATGCCTCCCGCAGTGCCTCCCGCCAGGTGTCGCTCATATCGTCGGCTAAGCTGCTCAGGAAGTGCTGCGCCTTCTCAACATCCGTGCCTTCGCCGCCCTCGACCCGCCACTCCGGTTTGAGCAGTTGCCACTTGATAGCGCGTAGGCCCCGCTTGATAGTGGCGTCGTTCAGCGCCATCTCCCGGTACTTGGCGCGCCCCTTTGCGCCCTGAAGCTCGACCAGGAATTCCTCCAGGATTTGGGTGCCCATGCGCTTGACGCCAGAGGTGCCGATCTGCGCCTGGAGCTTTGCGGCTTCGGTCATTGTCAATGGCGAATGTGCCGGCATCTCATAGGTCCCTCAGTCTAGATTCGCCTCGTGAAACCATACTGCGGGCAGTAGAACGGGTCGTCTTCAGGTTGCTAGGACTCGGATATGTGCCCGCCCGAACGGCCTGTTTCGCCCGTATCTCTGTCCAGGCCAACGCGCAGGCCATCACCCGGTCGTCCCAGCCGCCTTCGGGTGCCGAGAAGCGGATATTGCCAGCCCCTGTCTGCGTCATCTCGAACGCCTCGAACTCGTTCACCAGTTCGGGATCGTCCAAGATGGTGATGTCGCCACGCTCGAAGGCCACCACGAGCGCGTCTATCATCTGCCGCTTGCTCTGTGCCGTGGTGGCGAAGGGTGTGATAATCGGCTGTGCAATCCCGTTGGTGCTGAACTCCTGGCGTCGTGTATGCAGGTCTCGCAGAAGGTTGTCGTAGAACGGTTCGCCCGGCCCATTGGATTCCACAATGCACTGCTTGACTTGGTGGTCCCGCAGTAGGCTGATAAGCCGCTCCGCCTGTACCGGATAGCTTGCCTGGTTCATACGGTCAATAGCCACCATGCGGCCAGCCGCGTCGAAGATGGTAAACACGCTGAAGTCGGAGTGTTTCGCCAGATCAACACCGCATACGAGGGGGCGCGTAGGCGGGACCGGGCTGGCACCAATGCGCTCGCGGACGTTGCGGAAGACAGCGCCCTCGCCAGTCAGGACCTCCGCCTGGTACTCCTGTGCAAACCATCGGGCGGGATATGTCCGGCGCTCCTCGTCCATCCGCTCATCGGTAGGCATAGGGCTGAGTTCGTGACGCGCTCCATCATCGTTATAGGCAGGAATCCGAATGCCTACCCATGCCGGATTGCCGTTCTGCGTCTGCTGATAGAGCCGCGCAAACCAGTTATTGCCCTTGGGCGTCGAGTTGAATATCACTCGCCCCAGCCTGCCATGTGATACTAAGGTCGGCCGTACGGTGAGCCACGCATCCTCGCGCATCCGGGCTGCTTCGATCATGTACAGCAGGTCAACGCCCGCCGACACGAGGGTATCGGGGTGGTCCGCCGAACGGATGGCGATATGCGTCCCGTCCTTCAGGTCCATCTCCTGCGGCTTGCTATTGATGAGGCGTCGCACGCCAGATTGCGGCACCATGCGCTTGAGGTCAGTCCAGAGTTCGTCTGCCAGGGTATAGGTCGGTACCACAAACCAGACGACGACAGGTGGGTTCAACTGAGAACGGTCTTGCTTCAGTAGCACCTTCGTCTGCTCTAGCATGTCGCAAATGCAGAGCCAGTTCTTCCCCCAGCGCCGGTGAATCATCAGACAGATGAAGCGGGCAATACCCAAGAGCAGGTGTTCCCTCACGTACTGCTGACCGGGATGCAGCGCGGGCTTCATCAGGGGCTGGCCGCCCGCGCTCTTTGTCGCCTCAGTCAGGAGCGTCTTCACTGCCATCGGCTGCTTCTGCCTTCCCGTTCACTGAGAAGATAGCGTCTACCGCCTCCGCCGCTTCGTCCCATCGAGTCTGCGGTGCATAATCCCGTACCCATTCCGCCAATCGCAACTCCTGGGAGCGAGTCAGCCGCGTCTCCACGATTGCCGTCGGTTCCTTCTCCTCCAGTCGTTCGTGCATCGCCCCCTTGTCGAACATCGGTGCTATCTGTCGGGCGATTGCGGCTAGCTTCATAAGCCTGTCCGTGCCTATGGCCTCACCGCACTTCGGACATGTCAACGTCTGTTTGTGCTCGCCCGCCTGGAGCGCCAACCCTAGCTCCGTCGCCGCCGTCGTCGCCACCGTCCGTAGAATACGAGCACCGCCCAGGCGCGTCTTCCGCTGCTTCTCTCGTTCCTCTTGCTCTTCAAGCTGCTCTTTAATGCGCCTCTCGAACGCCTGGTGTTCCGCCTCTGCCCGCACGCTTTCCTCGTAGGCGGCAACGCGGTCAACCCACGACCACTTGGCACTCCACACCGTCATCCAGGTCGTGGATTTGCCCAACGCTTTACCAACGGCCACCAAAGTACGGGGTAGGCCCATGTCCCGGTAAGCCAGGAAAGCCTCATACGCCTTCCGGGTTTCGTTCTTCTGCCTCTCCCACGGCTTGCGCTCAGACATACTCAGTCCGCTCCACCGTGCCCTTGAGCACATAGCCTGCGTCGTCGTGCTCCACCTGGAACCAACCCGTCAGGCGCATACGCCCGCACTCCACCGTAAGCCTGTCCCCCGCCTGCAATGCCTCGCCAATCCGCATCGCTTCGGCAGTTGTCTGCACGCCAGTTATGCGTCTGAGCCTGCCTTCGTCGCGCAGTATGTCCGCATAACACTCTTGGTCGGGATCGCCCCAACGCATGTCCCGAACGCTCACATCGGTTTGAAGCTGCCATCCTGCCTCTATCGTAAACTCGGCGTCACCCACGTCCGTTCTCCCTACGCTCCCGCGCCGACGCGAACAAATAGGCCGCGGGGCATCATGTCACGAGTGCGGATTCGCAGCCAGGCATACCCAAGCCCGACCGCGATACTGAATCGACCACATCGCCAGTACATTCCGATCACCTCCGTTCCCGTCTCGCCACGTACCGCTCGTGAACCGCGCAGAAGTCGCTGCCCGGTATCGCCCACGCCTTGCAGGGTGCGCCCGTCCCTATCACGAAGCCCTCACACCGTCTGTGCGTCTCTCGTGGCGGTCGTCGCAGTCTCCGCTTCCCGATCCCCTGCACCGTCAGCAACCTCTCTACCCTCTCCGGCGTGGCCGCGAACGGCTCCCGGCTGTACCGCGCCATGTCTATCTGCCGCTGCCATTGGGCACCGAGGGAGAGGCTAGGCATGGACGCGCTCCGCTTGCCTGGGGCTTAGAATAAACATTATGCAATATGCCTATACGTCATCTGCCCGTTCGCATCGACGGTAGACTCCGCTGACTGGTCTTCGCCCTCGCGTTTCGCACTGAAGAAGTGACTCATTTCGTTCGTCAACGCCACCTTCAGCATAGGCCACTTTACGCCAATACTCACAGTGGTATATCCGGCGTTTCTGGCGGCAATTGGATAGACGCAGTCCGCATTCTGTTTCCAGGACTTCAG